TTATGTAGTCATCTACAACTTTACGAAGCTCTCCTACCTCAGATGATTGACGACCTAGAAGCTTCTCAGCCTCTTGGTGCATCTGAACTACCTCTGCTAAACTTTTAGTTTGGTACTTCTCTGGTATTGTAGGTTGTTCTTGAGGTTGCTCAGTTTCTTCTTGCTGAATCTCTTCTACTTCGTTTGCTACGTTGTCTGCGTTTTCCTCTTCAGGAGGCAGATCAACCAACGTCGCTCTTGACATAATTAAACTCCGTGATTATAATCATTGTGGAGAGTGTGTTTAGCTACCTGCTTTTTCGTGTTCTCTTACCCATTTTAGGTGTCTACCGGGGAAATCCCCACTAGAACCGTCTAAGATAAAAGCCGGGGCAGATAAGGTTTTTGTAGCCACACAGCCACAACCGCACCTGCTGGTTGTAGTACCGTTGGTTACAAACTTTTCAAATACGCGTCCACATTCGCAGTGGAAATCGTAAACTTTATACATCTTCTTCTTCCTCTTCGGCTTGCTCTCTAGCAACCGTAATCATATCCTCTAGGGTGATTATAGTTGCAAAAGCAGCTATTTGGCCTTTACGAAAGAAGAGTTCTTCTACGTCTTTTACTGACCTTACGTCAGAAAGTTCTTTTGAATTGTTAACAAGTTCTTCTAAGAGTTGTTTGAAACCTTGGCTATTAAATAATTGATTGTAGTTGTTGAAGTAGGTTTCAAGCTCAGGAGTCATTGTTTCCCTTATGTTTAACTATAGTTATATTATAGCACTTTTATGGGCAAAAGTCAAGCTTTTTATTTTACCGGCCCGTGGACTCGTAAGTTGTAAACATTGCTTTTTCAACAAAATACTTTTTTTGTTCGTAATCTATACCACTCAAACAAGCGTATTCTTTTAAAGAGCGTCTTGATCCTATGCCGTATTTGCCTGTGTCAGAACCTGACAACACAACGTCCTTCCTTTTTTCCCCTGCGTTCACTAACTCGGAAACTGGTGTTTTAGTCTCAGTTTCCCAGTGTACTTTTCTTGAAATTTTGTTCTCTTTTGTGTTATACTCGTGCCACACAGGAACATTAGGAACATGAACGATATCATAGCCAAACGTAAAAGATCGTAATGCTAATGTACTTTCTTCACCTGTAAAGTATATTTGAGGATCATAAGGAACATCAACTACCCACTGTCTTTCGGTTAAAAGAAAACCAGCAGACAAAAGAAATCCTTTATATTGTTTAGGAGCGAGTGTTTTGGAATTAGGCGAGCAATGTAATCCGCTATTAAAAGGTTTTTCAGCCGTAATGACAACAGTAAAATTATCAGTTTTTGGGTTTCCTTTGGGTATAAAAACAAACTCTTTATCTAAATTAAAAGCTTTATCTGTTGGTATAGAGTAAAACGATCTAGGGTAACCTGTTATAATAGGCTTGTCTATCCATTTTTTAGCTTTGTTATACTCAGCTATTAAATACTCGTCCCAATCCTGCGTAAACATAGTATGAGAATCTATTTGTAAAAACAAATTCTCGTCTTCTAACAAGTCTGTTTGTATTTTAGACCGTGCCCAACAAACACCTAAAGAATCTAAAGGGTTACATTTTTTTTGTCTTATATTTATGTTACTATTTACTTCTAAATCTTCTTCGCTTTGATTAAAAACACCAAATACTAAGTTTTTTTTGTGTTTGGCGTTTGTGTAGCAAGAATGTATAGTATGTTTTAACAAAGGGTCATTATAAGACGCTATAGACACAAATAACTTCATTTAACGGGTTTACGCGTGGGTTTACGTTTGCGTTTAGCCGCGTTCTTTGCTTTTTGTATACCTTTAATAGTATACGGGTAACTTGTCTTTCCTACTTTAGGCATGGATCGCCTCCTCTTCTTTGGCCGGTTTGTTGGCCGATGTTTTATGGTTAGGAGTGAGCTTAGGCTTGTTGTACGCGCTTGCTTCCGCTCTTGACAACTTTGGGTCCTTGCTCTTTGGCGTTAGATAACTCCTTGATCTGGTGTTCCAACTTGTCTAGGCGGTCCCATTTGGGCTGGAGGTGGTTGTTGACTTGGTTGAGCAGGGCTAGGAACTCTCTGTCTGTTAGCATTGTTTTTACCTTTTATCTCTTGTTGTTTAAGAAGGGTGTCAGCTACACGCATACGTCGTTCAAACTCTTTATCATCAGAGTCACCTTCACGTAAGTTTCTAGTGACGGCGTTAATACGATCTATTTCTAGCTCTTTGGGTATTGAATCAGCTTCTACAGCAAGCTTAACTGCTCTTGCAGAAGACTCTTGGGACTGTGCAGTAAGTGCCGCAGTTTGTGACTGTTGGAAAGCAAGCTGGGCTTGTTGCACCTGCTGTTGTACCTGTTCTTGTTCTGGGTTAGGCTCTATAGCCTTCTGCATAGCTGCTATAAGCTCCTCGCGGTTAGAGAGGTTCATATTATCTATGATAGACTGAATCAGCGTGTTGTACAACGGCGAGTCCTTTTGCATGGTCTGAAGTAGTTGTACTAGCTGCGTAACTTCATACTCCCTAGCCATGATGCCTAAAGAACTACTTGCGTTAAACTTGTAGTCAGCTACCGGGTAACCTTCAGGGTCAAACTGCATGTAGCGGTAGGCAGCTTTCTTGACAAAAGGTATTAGGAAAGACTGCTGGAAGTTAATCAGTGTGCGCTTGTGGCGTTTAATAATAGCACCAAGAGACATAGAGATGCCAGCGGCAGTCGCTTCACCGTTGACAGAACCAGCAATACCTGCTGAGTCGACGGCTCCTGTAGACTGTTGCACCATTTGTTGCAAAGCAGCCGCCTGAGAGAAAGTAATTTTATCTACTTGTCCGAAGTTAAACGGCTGTAAGATTTCACGAGGATCTCCGCTGGTTAGGATCATTTTACCGGGACGAACCTCAGGTTTAGCTCCTCTGGGCATTCTAGTAGCGTCAACAGCCAACATAGGATGTACTGTAAGGCTCAGAGCGTCGAACCTAGCTCTTAACTCGGCGTCCAAAGCTTTCTGTGAGTTGTAACCTTTTTCACACACGCCACGACCCCAGAACCTACTGGGAACCACGTCCCAAGGAAAGGCTACTACAGGACGATCCTGCATCATGTACGGGTTAGCCTCTGCTTTCAACAGAACACCACCATTAGCGATTACTACGACCGCCTCAACGTACTTTGACTCAGACTTAGTGTCTTCGTCGTCTTCTACTAACTTCTCCTCCTCGTCGTCCTCAGGGTCTTCTGAGGCGTCTTTTAGAAGCTCTCGTGGAACTAGGCCAAAGTACTTCGTAATACGGACCTTGTCGTCGTTGTACATCGTGAGGTCTTGGTCAGGCTCTAAGTCAGTGTCTGGTGCTGCTGTGCCTACGAATACGTCGCGGTAAATACCCTGTTCCTGCAAAAGCTCTACGTGATGTAGGCTCACAAACTCGTCTATAGCAACGCCCATAGCGTCTTCAACACTTGTAGCTACCGGGTCAATTAGGAAGTTCTGTGGTAACACAGGCTTAAGTTTAACCTTGACTTTCTCTGTGATGTTTACACCAACAGCTTGTAAGTCTCCTCCCATAATGGGCTGTGTAGCCGGGACCATCTCTTTCATTTCTTCGATGACCAGTTCACCGACACCTGTGCCAAACACAGCAGCGTTAATGAGACACTCTGCTACTGCCTTACGAACCTGACAAGACTCAAAGTCTTCAGTTAACTTGTTCCTAAGAAACATCACGTCTTGTTTGTCTGTGTCTCCTACGTTGTCACTAACGTCAAACCACTTCCCACGTCCAAAGGTAGCTTCTTCTAGTTCTGCTACGTTAGACTCTACTGCTTGCTGTAACGCAGGAGAAACAATCCTAGAGCGTTCTGATGCCCTACTAGAGTCAGCAGGGTCCCAGATGCCCCGCCATAGTCTGTAGTACTCCTCAAAGCGGTCAGCGTAGTTAGACTCATAGTTGTCACGCCAATCGTCACATTTAGTGATAACCCAATCCTCAATAGATTCCTCTATTAACAAAGGGTCTGTTTCAAAAAGTTCGCTCATATTTAGTATCCTGATACTACGTCTAGTATCTCATGTTCATCAAGTTCATAATCATAGTCATAAGCTACATTAGCCAATTGGTCAATATAAGCCAAAGCGTCAATTAAGTCGTCGTGCGTTAGAGGGTCTGGAAACTGAAACAGTTGGTCCAAGAACCTAGAGTTCCACTCCCCTTTGTTTAAGGTTACAAAGCCGTTCTCAAAGCGTCCCTGTAAGGCCCACATCACTCTGTCAGTCTTCTTCTTGTTACCGTGGGTTAGTTCCTCGACTCTGAAGAACTTCCCGTAACGCTTCTGTAGGTCCAGCAGAGGAGACATTACTGCTTGCTTTGCAATGCCCTTCTCTATGCCTACACTTAGTGGTTGGTAGTCACGTACCGCTTGGAATATCTTATCGGCAGTTTCGTTTAGACTCCAGCGTCCATAGATAATGTTTTCTACAAACCAACCATTAGGGTTAACCTTAACTACTGCTATCGCTGTCTCGTCCAGTTTAGAGTTCTTACTACGCTTCTTATTAACTTCTTCAAACCCTGCTAAGTCAACAGCTATGTAGTAGTCGCCTTCGTCTTTACCTTCCTCAGAAAACTTAACCCACTCCTCTTTAAACATCTCTGAGCCACGAGCTTCAAAGGAAGCCATAAACTCCTGTCGGAAAGCGTAACTAGACATAGACTTCTTAGCTACATTGATCTCTTCAGGGTCTAGCAGTGGGTTGTCGTAGGACGTGAAGTGCCACGTCTTGTAAGTATCGTCTTCTCCTAACTCACCGTACTTGTACAGTTCGTAGAAGTGATTACGACCCATTGGCGTACCTATGAACATGGCACAACCCTTTTGGTCAGCCAATGCTGGTCTAAGAATCTGCTCAAACACCTCAGGCTTCATGTCGGCGTACTCGTCCAACACAAGGAACTTCAAGCTGACACCACGCATTGTCTCCGGTCTGTCAGCACCTTTGAGGCTGATGGTAGCACCGTTGACTAGCTTAATCTGTAGGTTGTTAATGTGGCTACCCGATATCACAGGGTTACCCAGTTCTAACAACGTCTGCCACATGATGTCTCTAGCTTGACCTTGTGTTGGAGCGACGTAGAATACATGTCCTCTTTCGGCTTGTAAGGCATTCAGGATCAACATCCAAGCAGCCAAACGTGACTTACCTGTACGTCTACCTGCTGCTACAATCTTAAACCGTGTAGGGTCATCCCAGACAGCCTGTTGCCACGGTAGAAGTTCTATGTTTAGCTCAGTAGACATAACTACTCAGGCTCTTCTCCTTCTTTTTCTTCTTCAGGTGGCACTTCGTCTTCGTCTAACTCTTCCACACCGTCCCAGTTCAAGTCTAGTTGAGCCATGATAGTTCTCTTGTAGTTTTTGGATTGAGCTGTCACGACTGTTTCTAGTATAACCACATGATAGGAGTAGTACCCCTAGTGTCTACATGAACAAAGTTACTGGCTACACCTACACCTGTAAAGCCTAGCTTCATGGCTTCACTAACAACACGGTGTCTTTGGGCAGAGCTTATGGTTTTTATGTCGGCTGCTATGCCTTGAGCATGTGTACCCGGAACTTCTTTAGCAGCCTCTATGTAATGTTCTGTAGGATGTCTGTAGCCGCTTGTGATAACAAAGGCAAAACCACAGGCTGTCCTTAGCGCGTCTAGTTTCTCAAGAAACGCTTGTTCCATACGATTTTCACCTGTGACCTGACAGTTGAACTCGTCTAAAGAGAAATTCTTAAGGCTCATTTACTACTTCTCCTTCTATGACTTCGCTGTCGCTTACGTCTACAGTACCAACACCAGAGATATTAATCTGTATTGAGTTTCTACCAGCGTCCTTGATGACTTCTTTCTCAAAAGCACCCACAGGCAACACGCGATCCATGATTAGTTTCCAAGCAGAAGCTTGATTCTTGTGTTCGTTGTCCAAAGCAGCGTCAAAGATAGTCTCTAAGACCTTCCTAGACTTAGGTGAGGCTAACATACGAGACTTGTACTCGTTTATTATAGCAGCGTCACCTTTGGGTCTACCTACTTTACCCTTATTTCCGGGTTTGACAGCGGCTATGTCTGACTTACGAGGTCTACCACGACCTCTCTTTTTTATTTCATCAGTCATAACACAAATGTCCTTAAGTACAACTATAGTATAACATAAGTATTCCGTTAAGTCAAGCTATTTATTGCTTAGGGGTAGAAGTAGTGGTTTCTTTAGTAGAAACATGAGGTTACATGTGTTAATTAAAGGGGTAGTTTTCCTAGTTTTGACTTATTTTGTGCTTAGGTGGGTACTACAATAATAATTAATTGTCAACTCCCTCCCCCGGTGCAATTTGTGTGCCACTTTTGACAACATGAGTCAAACTCAGGACCCTTTGGCAACATGAGCAGAACTCAAGTTGACCATGCCAGAGTTGGCACAGGAATTGCATGGGTAAACTTGTGTTGACACAGGGCCGCGCCTGTGGTAGACCCAAGAGTTGGCACGATTCTTGCACGTGTTGACACATGGGCCAACATGTGGTAGCCAAAGAAGTTGGCACGATTCTTGCAGACCTGCTCCGTTGTTGACACATGGGACAACATGTGCTAGACACAGAAAAAGGTTGACAAAAGTAGACATGTGTGGGCCAAAGTGGGACCCTATAGCCACCGCCTACACGACACACAAGCACAACACAAGTACTATCATGGTGACTTATGTTAGCTTATAGTAGTCAAAATTAGGTGTAGACAGGTAGACACATTTATATATAATAGGGGCATCTCAACGCTACAACGGGTTGAACTGGGAGAAACAAGTATTAGTGGGGTGGGACCGTGGTCCCTGAGTTTACCCACTAGCAAAGCAAGACCCAGCGTTGAGAAACTAGGTATAGCCTGACAGCAAAACGCTGGCAGTGTGTCGCCGAGGTCCACGGGCGCAACGACACATTAAAAGATACTAGCCTAGCGAACCTAAGACCTTAGCGAAGCTATGCTTCTTAACGCGAGAATGCGGTAACGCTGGTGTAAGCAGAAAGAAGCTACTACAGTCTAGCTAGGGTCACGGTTCACTTAAGCAAATTCGTAAGAGTTTGTTTAATTGAACACAACAGAGGTGAAACAATGAAACGTAAAAAACAGACGTTTGCAGAAATGTACAAAATAGGACAGCGTTACTATAACGACAGAGGTTTTTGTGGTGTAGTAGCCGTAGCAGTAGCAGCAGAGGTTGCTTTCGGTAAGGCAAGAGCTACTTTAGCAAGTAAGGAACACAAGACACCACGTAGAACACGCACCGGAACCGACATGGTAACATTGCGTAACAGTTTAGAAACTCTAGGATGTACGATAATTAACATACATTCAGACAATCCAAACGAAGTAAACGCATGGTGTGCCAAAGGGACAACACATAAGACATTAGGCAAGACTTGTAGAATGTTACCCAAAAACGGTGTTTATTTAGTCCATACTACTAAACACATAACTTGTGTAGATCACGGCGATATTGTAGACTGGGCGACAGACACAAATAGAAGTAAAGTAGTAGATGTTTATAAAATTACTAGAAATTACAAATAAAGGAGCAGCACGAGATGAGAATTACTGAAATACTACAGAATATTGATTGTGAACTAGACGGTTTGTATTCGCATTTGTACGCTATAGAAGAGGAATGCGGTAGAGACAAGAACATAGCAGACCTTAAGGAAATGATAGCTAACCTCGAAACCGAACGAAAAAACTGGACATAAGGAGCAACACAAGATGAGCAACCAATTAGAAAGAGCAGTAGTAAAACAGTTAGGCCTGAGCTATACAGATGTTGAGGAGTTTAGAGGCACAATGGCAGACATCCGAAACAACGGCATAGACGGGGGCTTTCATGGGTTTATTTATCATAGAGACACTGTAAAGTTCGCCACGGATAACAAAAAAGATATTGTAGAAAAAGTACTAGAATTGGCTAATGATTTAGGAA